CCCCTTGGGACATTCCTCGCTGATACGCTGAACGAACATAAACCGCTGACCAAGACGTCGACGCAGCGCTTCGGGATCCGACGCCGGCAGAAACTTCCAAGATCCCCGCTTTCTGTTGGGTTTCCAGCCAATCCATAAACGCGCTTACTTTTTCGCTGGACCTCGGGAAAGCGAATTGGCGCTTATTGGTTGTCAGTCCAAATGCGTCATCGTCAATCAAAAGCCTGTTGATTTTGCCTTTCAGCTTTCGGAAACGAAGCGCGGCCTCGCCTTCAAACTTCCTGCGCAGACTGGTCGTCTTTGTCGGGTCATATCGAATGGCTGCCGCATGCGTGTGGATCGCTGGGCAAGAGCAGTTCAAAGCTCATCGTCCAAGAGATCTTCGTCTTCAATGAATTCAGGCGTGGTCATTTCCTCTCCCAGATAGCCGCGGAACTCTTCAGGGCTCACAATCAATTCGGCACCTGGTGAGCTGGCATATGTGGCAATTGCCTGGGCTTTTTTGAGCGCGATGTCTGCGCGGGTCAGTTCGCCAAGCGTGTCGCTTTCCGGCCAAATGCAATCAAACGCACCTTTCGAAATGACACCGAGAAATTGCAGCTTTTTGATCAGCGGCAAGATAATGCTAGGCCCAGCAAATTGCTGCCGGCGTTCCTGAATGCGGCCTGCCCAGTTCGTTTCGTCTTGCGACGATGCAAGTTCGCCTGCCTCGTTGCCGATCAATATTCGCTTTGGAATAGCAACGGCGCCAGCGATGATGTCGACTTGTTTGTCGATGTGGCCGGATGGGTCGGCGCCTTGCAGTCCTGGCGCGATGTTTTGCGCAGTTACGCCACGAGTCCGAAGCCAGCGGGTCAGCCCGTGCTGCATTTCGACGATCTGATCCTTTAGGTTTTCTTGCTCGACCGGATCCCACTCGACGCTTGCATCAGCGTTCAACTGCATCAGCATTGCGACGTTCTGCCAGTACATTTCAGCCGATCCACCGAGAAGCTTGTCCAGATCCTGCAAGCGGTTCCAGATGCGTTCTAGGCGTGGCGTCCCGATCGTTTCGTCTTCAAGTGCCTTTTCCGCCACGTGAATGACGCGCGAATGATGGACGCGCATAATCCTTTGGCCTGCACCTGATCCAGTCCAGTTAACGCCGGTCGTGATGTTGTAAGATTTAGGCCGGCCAAATCGAGGCGACGAAGCGTTATCTTCCCACTGGATAATCTCCGCGGTTCGTTCACTGTGGGGCTGGACGTAAAGCAGGCTGTAGTTGTTGCCAGATGTTGGAAGAGCCATGTCTTCGGCGCCACTTAATCCAAGGATCAGGACGCCATAGTGACCAATCCCGGTTAGACGATCGAGCCTGTGCAACGCGCGCAAGATCCTGTGTTTATCGTCAATTGCCTTGAATTCCTGCGACAGATTGGTTTCGCCTTGACCCAAGTCAGGCGTTTCCCGCCAAGTCGCATCTGGGTACGCGTCGACAATGCGGCCGGCGATGTCCTGCCTTTTGTACAAGTCAAAATAATCTGCAATCGTAATTTCTCGCGGATATCCCATGACCTGGTAAAGATCGCGCGCACCGTCAAAACTGGTGCCCGCCGCGCCTGCGAGTTTACTGCGTCCGACTAACGGGCTTGTCAAAATGCACATCCTTTTGATTTGGCGGAACGTAACACGCGAAAAAATGGCTGGTCAATAAGTCTTTACCAAGTCAACTGGTTTTTGAGTTTAGGACCACCGCACATATCGTCAACCGCATCCATCATCGGATCCAGCGTGTCGTCAAACTTTGCGTTCGGAAATCCCCTTGCCTCTTCCAGCATTTCACTCAGCCCTGGCACGCCTCGGAGCAGAACAACGTTTCCGCTTTCGATATATGGCAAGGTGTCCTGCGCGCGCATTACCTTGTCGGTGTTTCGCTGGATCGCAATTGTCGGGATCCCTTCGCGGCGCAGTGTCTGGATCAGCGTGGTGCCGGAAACTTTATCTTCGACACCCATCTTGCGCAGCTTTCCCATACCGGTCACGGCTTTGTGTTTGGCCCAAAATGCACGCGACATTTCCAAAAGCTCTGGCGCCTCCCAACGACCTCTCAGCATATCGAGCAAAATTGCCTGCCCGGTTGTTGAAGCGCCCCAGCACTGCAGCACGCTAAAGTCATTTGACGTCTTTGTCTTTTGGGCAGTGTCGGCATAGATCGCACGCCAAACCACGGGAGGCGGCACGTCGAGGAACTTCCACCAATCGTCTTTAAACATGTTGCCGCCCTGAATGGACGGGTTTTGCTGATAGAGCGACTGCCAGCTTCCATCGCTTTGGGTCGACTTTTGACGCAGAAGGAATTCAATGCTTTTCAGCTCTGGGAAAAGCGCTTCGCCTTCTTTGCGGTGTTCTTCATCCTCTTCGGCAATGGCGGGATACTTTCGCACAATTGCGTCTGGCCGCATCTTCATCAATCGGCCAAATATGTCGTCGACGTTCCAGCGTGTCATGATCCCAAGCACGCCGGCGTCGTCAGTGAATCGTGTCATGAAGTCGTCGGTGAACCATTCCCAAGTCTTGTTTCGCATGGTAGGGCTGTTGGCTTCCTCGCGCCCCTTGACCGGGTCGTCGATTATTCCAAGGCCCATGCCTTCTCCGGTGATCGGTCCTCGCACGGTGGTGTTTCTGAAATAGCCGTCGCGCCCAACGTATTCGATGATTTCACGATTGCGCTGGGTCAGCCCTGAAATAGTCGCAGAAACTTTTGACGATATCAAAGTCCCAGGAAAGACCTTTTGATATTTTGCGCTGTCGTAGGTTCGCTGCAGCATCAGGTTTGCGCGGATCCCCAAGCGCTCGCTGAAGCTGCTATAGATCGCCTGCCGATCGGGATCTTTACCGGCAAGCCACGAAACGAAATCAATGACCGCCCATGTTTTACCGTGCTGTGGCGGGGCTTGGATCAGAAGGATCGGCGCCTCACCTCGCATAAGAGCTTCGCCAAACGCCTGCAGGTCGTGCGCAACTTGTCGGTGAAACCATCCCAGCTTTAGCTTTGGCCGCATATATTGCCGATATGCCCAGAACGATTGGCGCGACTGCTCCACCATACGCGCCTCGACTAGATCTAGATCATATTCGGTGCGGTGTTTCACTCTTCAAGAATGTTTCTGCGGATGCCCCGCGCGTCTAGCTCCTTGCCCAGCGCTTCCCCATCAAGGGCTTTCGGTGACATTGAGCCGTCTTCGCTTTTCAGGTTTACTTCCTCAACGGTCCGCCATCCACCGCGGGCTCTCAACCAGAACATTTGCGCCGACACGTTCATTTTCTTTGTCGCATTGTTGAAAAGGCTTTCCGCCACCTTGCTGGTTGCCAAGGCTGCAGCGACATCAATTTCCGATCGATAGTGGAGGTGCAGAGTCGGCTTGCTAATCCCAAGGACCTTGCAGATCACGTCTTGCTGTATTCCGTAAGCCGTCATGGACCTGACGACATTTCGATCCTTATCGTTTGGGATGTGCTTGTTGGTTCCGCCGCTGGTCATTTGCTCGCCTTTGGTTGTTGGCCACAAGATAGGGCAGTTTTATTGTTTTGAAAATAGGCAGCAAATCCCGTTAAAAAACTAGGTCATAAATATATGCAAAATTTAGGATTTTGGAGCGTGTGGATCGGTTCTGCCCCGTCGCTCTGCCGACTGGTCGTCGGTGATCGCCTGCTTCACACGCTTTGGGTATGGCTTCGACAACAATGCTATCTGCTTGGCCATGTCTTTGTCTAGGGGCATTAAGTAGCGATACTTTCCTGGGACATCAACAGCAGAAGCGTTTGGGTCAATGTTGCGCGCGCCGCATATGTTTTGCACAAACCCTTTTGCCCCGATTGAACGCGGGTGGGTCAGTTTCCCTCGTATCATATAAAACTTTGCAGAAGTCCCTTGGCCATTATAAACCCAATTTCCTGCTTGATATATGCCGCCGTGATGTCCTTGAGATTGGTCGGCAAATGAAACAATTAGCCGAAGTTTAGGGTTTGCTAGCTTCAAAAATTTCATGGCAAGCGTTGCTATCCGCGATACGGGGTTGATATGATCGGTTAAAGCAATGCGGACAAGCTCGACACATTCATCTTGGTTTAATTTATACGGGCGGCCAAGATTCGGAGTAGCACCCCGCCCAAACAATACAGCCCCAATAAAATTGCCATGTTCCCACGCACCGACTTTGACCAACTTTCCAACGGGCAAACACTTGCTATAATGCCAGTTTACGCAAGCATACTTCGCCGCCTCATGCGTTGCCCAGTCTATGCGCAGATCAGCCTTGCCCATGTTCACGTAAATCCCATTCAGCCGCGCAATGCGGGCATGTTACCATTTTTGGCGATAGTTCGTCTAGTTTGCCTTGATCATCTTCTGTGCCAGGCGAAAAAACGGGTTGATCAAACAAAATTGTAAGTTCGTCTATGTCAAAACCTGTGATGGTCAGATCGAAATCGCCCAGATCTTGCATTTCGACCTTTAGAATTTCCATGTCCCAGTCTGAATTCATCGCCAATTTGTTGTCGGCAATTACATATGCGCGGCGCTGGGCGTCGGTCCATCCTGTTGCGGTCATGCAAGGCAGTTCTTCAATGCCCAGTTTTTGCGCGGCCATCACGCGACCGTGACCGGCGATGATGGTTCCGGCTTCGTTGATCAGGATCGGGTTAGTGAAACCCCATTCACGGATTGACGCGGCAAGCTGGGCGATCTGCTCGGGGCTGTGGGTGCGACTGTTTCGGGCGTATGGGATCAGGTCTGCCACCTTGCGCCGCATGATGTTGTCGGCCGGCCAGTTGTGTTCGGTCATGTGGAAATCCTCTAAAGGGTAAAAGCAAATCATTTTGAAGCCCGTCGGCAATCAATCGTCAAGGGTTTCTAGGGTCTTTTTTCCGATCCGATATGTGCATGTGTTGCACTTCGCAGCCTTTGAAAACGTGACCAAACCCAGGGCCTTCATGCGCGCCAGATCATCGTTAAGGGTTGGGCCGGATGTCTTCAGCAATTTTGTGATCTGGTTTTTAGACAGCGCGTTTTCAGCATGCAAAAGCGCGATGATCTTTTTGAAGCGCTGTTTGATGTGCAGCGAGATTTTGCCTGCGTTCCCGTTTCCGCTGTAGTGTTTGCGTTTTGGTTCGGCGTCGTTCAGCTGGTTCCAGAGCCTTGCATATTCGATCTGGAAGACATCTGCTGGTGTAAGTTTGCGTTTAACTGCAAGCATGTTGCATATTCTTTCCGGTGTTGTTAAATTTCAGGGCAACGAAAGCGGAGTGGTTCTCGCGATCGTCAGGCGCGGGTCGAGGGTGTTTCCTCCTCGCGCCTTTTTCAATCACTCAACGCGCCAGATCCTGACGCCACCATCTTCGGCAGCCGCGGTGAACTTGCATGCCTTACCGATTGCCCGACGTCGACACGCAAGGTTGTGTGCGATCACCGGTGGCCTGGAAGATGTGCCGTTTGGCTGATTGGCAAAAAACACGCTGTCGTTGACATTCATGTATTTGAACGGCCAGGACCGAGGGGCAGCGCGTTGTTTGATCGGTGGGGCTGGTATCCCCTGTTCAATTTCCATCTGTGTGCCTCCTATTGATACACATATATATGAAGCCAATGGCAAACAAATTGCAAGGGGAAAAGCCTGATCAGGTGCGCAATCGGGTCTGGTAACTTGTGAACCGTTGATCTTGGAAAAGTTACTTAATAAAATCAAAGGGTTATGGGGTCCGGGTTACGTTTGGGTTACCTCATTTTCTGTTTTGTTTTCAAAGACTTACGGGCCTTCTTCTTCTTCTTCTTCTTCTCTTTAAAAAATAGATATATATAGAAGGGGGTCTTTTGAGTAAGGGCTGAGATGTATATTGGTTTCTGCTATTACATAGGGGCATCAATTTATATTTGGGTTACGGTTACCGGTGCGCTGGGCCTTTGATTTCATTACACTTTTTTTCTGAAAGGTAACCTGATCGGGTAACTTTGCATTTTTGGGCTTGCAAACCGGTCGGAAACACGCAAAAAAGTTGCATGTTCAAACGGAAGGAACCACGGCCATGAACAGCAAGATCCCCACCCGGAAATTCACTGAGTTTGTCGACGACGGAACGGTCACTGAGTACGTTGCTAAGGATTACATAAACGTAACTAGGCGTGCTCGGGTCTGTTTTATTACGCCGAAGTCTGGTCGCCTGATTGGCTTCATTGAAGAATATGAGGGCATATGGACTCAAGCGACTTGGGATCGGTACGGAAATTCTAGTGATCTACATGGATTGTTTGGCAAGCTGCATGACCTGCCTGTTTATCACACCAAGTGGATCAACTTGTACAAGCGAGAATGCGGAGGGATCCTATGGGGTACTCAGTCCAACGCTTCTCTTAGCGCTGCGCTTGATTGTATCGCCATTATACAGATCACATTCCACGAAGGCGAAGGGCTATGAGCGATCTTCAAGTCCGGGCAGTGAATTATGTCGTCACCGACTTCAATAGAAACACTTTTGACGCCGGATACACGATTCAAACAAAGCTGGGTGACGGGCCTTGGACTGACATTCCGATCGTGACCAAGTATGAAAATCAAAGGGAAGAGGAAGACAAAGCGGAGGCCGAAGCGGCTATTCTGAAGAAAGCCCAAAAAGACCGCATATTGAAGTTTATGTTTAGACAAAAATGGCAAAACAAATGAACGACCCGATTGTTGAGTTTATTGACTACCTGCGAAGCCTTGGGATTGGACCACATGACCCGGCTGAAATCATATCGGACGATAAGCGCCGGCGGTATCGGTTGGAAGACGATAAGCCGAAGACGCGGAACGGCAGCTACCAGCTAATGCAGGAACCGGACGGTTTTGCGGTTGGCTGGGCTCGGTCTTTCAAGCAGGGCGTGACCCACAACTGGCACATCAAGACTAATCGCAAAGCGGATCAGGCCCAGCGCGACGAATGGAAGAGACGGTCGGCTGAAGCGAAAAAGGCTCGGGACGAAAAGACGGCTGAAGAGGCAAAGTCCGCGGCAGAAAAGGCTGGCCGGATCTGGGCAAAGGCTGAGACCACGGGGCTGACCGGATACATGACCACGAAGGGCTTGGAAAAGCTGAACGGCGCGCGGGTTTGGCGTGACATGGTTGTTGTGCCGATGCGAATAAACAGCAAGATTACGGGGTTGCAATTTATCAGCGCGGACGGATCAAAGCGGTTTTTGACCGGTTCGCAAAAAGACGGCGCATATCACGCGATGGCTGATAAAGGTGAGCCGCTTGATCGGATTGTTATTGCGGAAGGATATGCGACGGCGGCAGCGGTCCGCGCGGCGCTCGGGTTGCCAGTGATCGTGGCTTTTGACGCTGGCAATTTGAAGTCGGTGGCCAAGGCGATCCACAAAAAGAACCCAAAGGTTGAGATCATATTCGCCGCGGACGATGACCAATGGACTGCAAAGCCGGATGGCACGCCTTACAATCCGGGGATTGAGCACGCCCAGCAAGCAGCGGTTGCGATCGGGGGCGGACGAGTTGTAGCGCCAGAGGTGCCGGCAGATGATCCTGGCCGCAGAACCGACTGGGACGATATCGCAAGGTCGGACGGGTTGCAGGCAATCAAAGACGCGTTTGATCGGATACCTGAAGAACAGCCCCCGCAATATGAACCGGACCCAGGGCAATGGGAAAGCGACCAAGGAACGTTTGATCCGCTTGAAGCGATCCGACCGCTTGGCCACAATCGGGGCCTGTATTCATTTTTTCCAAAGACGGCTGGGCAGATCGTGACGCTGCCGGCCACCGCATTAGGCCGGATCCAGAACTTGTATTTGCTTGCACCTCGATCGTTTTGGGAGGCGGCGTATTCGCCAGACGGCAAGACAAGCGACAGTCAGATATGCGCGTTTGCATCTGCGCACTTGATGGACGCTTGCCACAATCAGGGGATTTTTCAGCCTGAAAACACGCGAGGCGTAGGCGCTTGGATTGATGGCGGAGTGCCGCTGGTGAATTGCGGCGATATGATTGTGACTGCGGACGGACGGCGCGCGCATCCGGCAGAGTTTCGCGGCACGAGTGTTTATGAAAGTGGGCCACGGGTTGTCGACCTTGATGTCGAACCGGCGACCAACAAAGAAGCGTCGGACCTGCGCGCAATCTGCCACCGCCTGACATGGAAAAAACCGCAATACGGGGACATGCTGGCGGGCTGGTTGGTCATTGCACCGATCGGGGCAGCGTTGCGATGGCGCCCTCATATCTGGGTTGTGGGGCGCGCGGGCTCGGGCAAGTCGACGATCATCAATGAAATCGTTGAGCCCATAATAGGATCAATCGGGATCAAGCGTGACGGCGGGACAACCGAAGCTGGTGTTCGCAAGGCGCTGGGATCCAGTGGCCGGCCGTTTGTTTTGGATGAAGCCGAAGCAGAAAACCAACAGCGACAATCCGAGCTGACGAAAATCTTGGGCTTGGTCCGAGGCGCATCGTCAGGCGCAGTGGTTGAAAACGCCAATGCAAACTTTCAGGTTAGATCGGCGTTTTGTCTGGCAGCTATTATTCCTCGGATTGAGCAAGTCGCAGACAAGGAACGGATCACGCTTCTGGAAGTCTTGAAGGATAGCCGACCGGATCGGGACGAAATCTTTGCGGCATTGTTGAGCGACATTCACGGGACAATTACACCGGCATATTCAAAAAGGCTTTTGGCTCGGACAATCCAGAACCTGCAGACCCTGCTTGATAACGCGGAAGTGTTCAGCAAAGCGGCGTCTCAGGTATTTGGGAACAAACGCAGCGGTGATCAAATCGGGCCGATGCTGGCCGGCGCATATCTTCTGACCACGACCAAGGCGGTGACGGTTTCGGCAGCCAAGGATTGGATCGAGAAACAGAACTGGGATTGGCACACCTCAACATACGACGACAGCGATGCGGCCAAGCTGGTCACCTACTTAATGACAGCCCGGATCCGGTACGATCACGACGGGGCAATGCGCGAGGCGACCATGGGCGACCTGGTCCAGCACGTCGTCAGCGGTTCAATCCTTCAGAGGGAAGCCAGCGAAAAGGCGCTGCGATCATACGGGGTAATGGTTCAGGATGGCCGCATATTGATTGCAAACGCGGCGCCAAACATGCAAAGGATCTTGCGCGAAACACCTTACACGCCTTGGCAGAGAACCCTTGGAGACTTTGCTGGCGCGACCAATCACGACAACAAGACGGTCTACTTCATGGCCGGTTTGCGATCCAAGGTCACGTCGCTGCCATTGGCTGAAGTAATAGGCGCCGATTTGGTCGACAAAGAGCAATACCCATTCGATGAGGAATTTGCGCTATGAACCAGATCAACCTTTTCCCTGATCAATTGGACGTCGTCGACCGTGTTCGTCATTCGCTTAGGTCTCACAAATCGGTCTTGATGCAATCAGCCACGGGCAGCGGCAAGACGGTGATGGCCGCTTACATGATCCAAAGCGCTGTCAGCAAAGGGAACCGGGCGGTTTTCATTGTCCCGCGAAAAGAGCTTCTCAGACAAACAGCAGAAACTTTGACAAAGTTTGGCATTGAGTTTGGATATTTTGCGGCTGGATATGTGCCAAACCCATTTGCAAAGGTGCAGATCGCATCAGGGCCGACGCTTGCAAGGCGGCTAGATAAGGCACCAAAAGCCAATGTGGTGTTTGTTGACGAAACTCATTTTGGTTCGGCCCAACTTGAAACTGTGATCCGGCATTATCAAGCACAGGGTGCTTGGGTCATTGGCCTATCTGCGACGCCTTGGAAGATGTCGGGCAAGGGCTTGGGCGATTGGTTCGACCACATGGAACAAGGCCCATCAATAGGCGAGCTTATAGAGAAAAAACGCCTGTCTCGATATCGCATGTTTGCACCGTCGGCGCCTGATCTTTCGAAGGTCAAGATCACGGCTGGCGACTATGCAAAAGGCCAGCTGAATGACGTGATGGAAAACGACCGGGTTTTGATCGGCAATGCGGTGTCGCACTATTCAAAGCACGCCGCGGGCCGGTTGAACGTGACGTTCTGCACCAGCTTAAAGCACGCGGGGATTGTGGCCGACGCGTTTAACGAGCGGGGGATCCCGGCAGCGATGATCAGCGGTGAAATGGACCAGGACGAACGAAGCCGGCGGATCAAAGCATTTGCGCGGCGTGAATTGCATGTCCTGACCAGCGTCGACTTGCTAACGTTTGGTTTCGACTTGGCCAGCGCGGCACAAATGGACGTCACAATCGAAGCGATGTCAGATATGAGGCCCACCAAGTCGCTGTCATTGCAGCTGCAAAAATGGGGCAGGGTTTTGCGATACAAGCCGGATCCGGCTTTGATATTTGACCACGCCGGAAACAGCGATCCAGACCGAGGCCACGGGCTGCCCGACGACGATCGAGAATGGCAATTGGAAGGCCGGCAAAAAAAGAAGCGCGAAGGGTCTGAACCGACGATACCGGTCAGGCAGTGTCCTAAGTGCTACATGGTCCACCGGCCAACGCCTGAATGCCCTGGTTGCGGCTATGTCTATCCAATCCAAAGCAGGATGGTTGAAGAGGTTGAAGGCGAACTGGCAGAAATTACTGAACGCCGCGAAAAAAAGGAAGCGCGCATGAAACAAGGCAGAGCAGGAACGCTTGAACAGCTTATGGCAATGGGAAAAAGTCAGGGAAACGCCATGCACATCTTACGGGCACGGCAGAGGAAGGCGGGGTGAGGGCCGGAGATGTAGCATTTTCTGAAGTTGAAAATGAGAAGTCGCTAAGTGTGGCCAGGGCATTTTGTCGGGCTCGGTATTTATCAGAAGACGACGCCAAAATTGTTCGTCGCACAGTAGATGGGGAAAAGAGAATATGCGTGGAAATAAAAAGGACGGACCTTCAGAGGCTAATATTCTGAATGAATGTTTGCTCGCGTTGTCTGGCGCTGGGTGCTTGGTTTGGCGCAACAACACCGGCCAACTGCCAGACAAGACCGGCAGGCCTATAAAGTTTGGGCTGTGCATAGGATCATCAGACATTATCGGCGTTGCTCGAGACGGTCGGTTTATTGCGATTGAATGCAAAACCGCGATCGGACAGCCGACCGACGCACAGATCCGTTTTTTAAACCGCGTGACGTGGGCAGGCGGTCGGGCTGGAATTGCGCGATCTGCTGAAGATGCTGTAAAAATAGCAGTTGATTTGACGCCCTAGAATAGCTATTGTTTTTATACGAACCACATCAGAAAGAACCACATCATGACAGACTCAACAGAACTTGCTGTTTTGGCAGGCGTAAACCTTCAAACATTTTTCACCGAAACAGGCGCAATTGATCCGATCATTCAAAAGATCCGTGACGAAGTATCACTGCATGTTCCAGACCTTTCGACTAGCAAGGGCCGCAAGGAAATCGGATCGCTTGCCTATAAAGTCAGTCGATCAAAAACAGCGCTGCAAGACGCGGCCAAGCTTTTGACAGCAGACGCGAAGGCAAAAATCAAGGTGATCGACGACGCGCGAATTAAGGTCGGAAACGAACTTGATGCGATCCGCGATCTGGTCCGCGCGCCTCTTACAAAATACGAAGCCGAAGAAGAGCTGCGGACCGATGCGGCCAAAGCTGCCCTGTCCCAAGTCGGTGGCTTTGAACTGGTCGGTGATGAAACAAGCGAACAGATTAAAACTCTGGCTGATAAGATAAAGGCGGTTGAGGTTTCGGAAGATTGGGGCGCCTACATTGTTATGATCAATTCAGCTCGCGACAAGTCTTTGGCGACCCTTCGCATCGTTTATACATCTGTAAAGAAATCAGAGGAACAACGCGAAGAAATTACAAAGATGATAGCTGATCAGGCGGCACGGGACGAAACCGCACGGCTTGAAGCAGAGCGCATTGCCAATGAAAGGGCGGAAGCTGATCGCCTTGTCCAAGTTGAGGCCCAGAAGGTGGCCGACATTAAAGCGGCAGCAGAAAAGGCAGAGTTTGAAACCGCAAAACGCGCGGCGGACTTGTTGCAAGCGGCAGCCGACAAAAAAGAAGCCCATGAACGGGCGGTTAATTCCGAACGGTTGAGGGTGGAAAACGAAGCCTATCAGGCTGACCAAGCCAGAATGGCAAGGGAAGCCGACGCCGACCATCGCGCAAAGATCCAGTCTGATATCATTGCATCAATCAAATCTATATCCGAAGCCCCGTCGATCAATGAGATCGCCCTTGCGCTTCTTTCCGGCAACGTAGCCCACTGTGAGGTGAAAATATGACAATCGAAACATTCCGCGACATGGATCAAGGCAGCGAAGAATGGCTGCAGGCGCGCAACGGCATCATCACGGCCAGCGAGATGAACCTGATTTTGACGCCAACACTGAAGGCGTCGAACAACGAAAAGACCCGGGCGCATGTCTGGGAAATCGCAGCGCAACGGATCAACGGATACACTGAGCCTTCATTTATCGGCAGCAACGGCTACCGCGGCCACTCTGACGAAGTGATCGCGCGCCAATTGTACTCTGAGCGAGTTGAGCCTTTGGAAGAAGTCGGTTTCTACACGCGCGACTTTGGAGCATTCAAAATCGGATACTCGCCGGATGGGGTCACGGTACTGAGCAACGGTGGCATTGAAGCCAAGTCGCGGCTGATGAAGTTCCAGACGGAAGTCATTGTCACCAACGAGGTGCCGACCGACCACAAGCTGCAAATTCAGACAGGGCTTCTTGTGACCGAATGGGACTGGATGGACTACGTCAGCTTTTGCGGAGGAATGCCGATGTGGGTGATCCGGGTTTTCCCTGACCCAGTCTATCAGGCTGCGATCATCGACGCGGCCACCGACTTTGAAGCCAAAGTCCAAGAGCAGGTTCTGGCATACCAAGATCGGATCGCCGGGGCTGTATTGATTGAAACAGAACGTCAGAGCCACGACGTTGATATGGTGATCACATGAGCGACGTAACCAAAGCACTAGCGCCAAAATCGGACCAGCTAAACGCGGACGATCTATGGGAACCACGCACCATTAAGATCACCAACGTGACTGTGTTTGATACTGAACAGCCCATCCACATCAGGTTTGAAGGCGACAACAACCGGCCATGGAAGCCCAGCAAGACCGCTGCGCGCTGCCTTGCCTCAATATGGGGCACACAGTCAAAAGCTTGGGTCGGCATGTCCTGCACGATCTACAAAGATCCGACCGTGACTTGGGCAGGCGCTGCGGTCGGCGGTGTGCGCGTGTCTCACATGGAAGGCATAGACAAGCCACGGACCTTGCAGCTTACCAAGACACGCGGCACCAAGGGGGCTGTGACGATCCAGCCCCTGATCGTGGTCGGCGCAAAGCCACCGCCAGACCCAAAGCCAATGCAGGACGACGCCAGGGCAGAGGCCAAGCATGGCCGCGAACAATTCCTGAAGTGGTGGAGTGTCAATCCAACAAAGCACGACGCAGTCAAACCGATCATGGAAGAACTGAAGCGCCTTATGGCGGAAGCCGATGCACCTGCACCCGGCGAGCAGGACGTCAGCGACGAGCAAGACATCACTGACGACGAACCGCCGATCTAAACCAAGGCGAGATCAAAAAAAGACCCAGCGCAAGCTGGGCCTTTCATAAAGCGGGAACACGCTGAAACACCGCAAGGGTGAACGTTCTATTTGAACGAAAAAAGGTTCCTTGGCAATTCCCTTTCAGACATTTTTTCCAGGGCGTCGAACCAAGACGCCGGCAATATGTTGCGTTGTGCGTGGTGAGCAATGACGCGAAGCTTAACGCCCAGCACCTTTGCCATTTCAACCGGACCACCAGCAGCCTCGATGATGTGTTTTACATTTTCCATGATTGCAATTTATGGGGCGTCGAAGGGATACGCAAGAAAATTGCACAAATCGCTTGCAAGTGGGTTTCGGTTGTGGCAATTTAATTGCATAGAGAGACACCGAGGCAAGGGACAAAGACAATGACAAACACTGATAAAAATAGAAACGACCAAGATACGGCGCGCATGAGGATGGACCAAGCTCAGGAGCGCAGAGTCGACGCCTTGGCAGCCAATGACGAGGCGGCATGGGATTGGGCCACGATGGTTTGGGAAGTTGCTTGCAAAGATTGGCAGCAGACAGTTCGTGAAGGTGCGGAGGCTTGCAACCAATGAACAATTACATGATGATTTTGCTGGCGCTTGGCTGGTTTGTTATTGGGTACGGAGTCGCCAAAATGCCCAACGTGATCGAATACTATCAGGGCGATCTGCAATGATCAGCCCTGCCCGAGCCCTCGGATTGCTCAACTTAGAAGGGTGCGATCCTGAATTTTCATTTGCTGGCTTCTATTACGCGCGGGACAAAGATCTCGTCATAAAAGCCACTCAGCTTGAAACAAACAACGAGTTTGGACCAAGTGGAAAGATCAACGAACCAATCACATCAGAAACAGAATGGGAAAAGATATGAGCATTTTTTTAGACAGCTATTCACCAATGGACCAACCAACAATCAAGGTGGTGCGGGGTTCTCTTGTGATCAAACCGACGACAGTGCAGGACATCATCGAATACCTAGCACCCCTTGACGCAGACATCGCGGCGAACATTCTTTACACGCTTGCATCTGATCACCCTGGAATGACGCCAGAAGTGCTTGAGGATCTTTCAAACAAGCTCGGTCGTCAGGCACACGAAATGGCGCGCCGGCAATCTTAAAATCATCCAAGGCAAAAAAATAGCGCGCTGGTTTATGCCATCGCGCTATTCCTTTTAGTAGATTCCGAAGTTAAATGTTAGATGCTTTCGATTTCAGCGTCTTCAGCTTCGGCTGCGGCTGCGGCTGCGGCTGCGGCTTCTGCTTCAGCTTCCAATGCTTCCAAGCGTTCACGCTCTTCGCGGTCTTCACTGTTTCCGGCCGTCCAACCAGCAGCACAAGCGCCAGAGCTCTTGAGCATATTTGCAGCGCTGGCGTCCAGGTCAAAGAATTGGAACGAACCGCAGCCGTGATCAAAAGCAACTAGCGTGCCGGTCACGTTCACACCGTCTCGAAAGTAGGTCGTGTCGGCAAAGCCTGGAAGTGCAAAGGCAATGGTAGCGCCGATCAGGGCTGATAGGGTAATTGCAAGTTTTCTCATAGTGTCCTCACTTTGTGTTCGCGCGGGATTGCACGGGAAAACAGCCGAAGCTGTTGACCGACATAATCCATTATAGTCAGTAAGCGGCTTCAAGGACAAGCAACCAAAATGCGGCGCCGATCGCTGCGTCTTGTTCCGCATCGATGTTTCTATATCCGCGCTCAGTGCATTGCGTGTGCTCAATTGAGCCTACCGCATATCCGATCTGGTCACACTCGGAAGCGGCGATCGATACCATTTCAGATGTGCTGCACGCGGTTAGTGCCAAGGCGGTGGTGATTGCGATAAAGTGTTTCATGTGGTGAGTTCCTCTATTCTTCGTTGTATGCTTCAGGCTTCGACGTTTTGGCTTTTTAGGAAACACTTGGCAGCATAACGTCCAGCGTTATTAAGCTGCCGCTGCCAGGCGCTTTGGCTCGGAGCCCACCGAAACCCGTTTCCTTTCAGCTCGGCCCGAACCTCGGCGCTCGGCTTGCCGTCGAAAACGATCTGGATCCGGTTTTCCTCGAAGTTTTCAACCAGATCACACACACCCTCGTAGACTGTCCGCTTTTCCTCACCGCCTGCCGCTTCCGCTTGGGCGTTCTGGATCCGCAACTGATCGACCCGGCCTTGCATCCGCTTGATGTTCGCGCCGTTGTTGGTCAGCCGGTAGCTAGGAAAACCAATCCGCCCGCAAAAGTCAGGCTGTATCAGGGCGTTGCAAGTATCATCCCGCATTGCCTGCTCGTAGACTTTGCCGATCTCGTCTTTGAACTTCTGATATCCGGCACTCTCCGAGTTTTTGACGCCAGCCTTGACCGCCCGCCGAATGACCTTGTTGGCCTCCCGCATCATATTTTGCTGGTGTGTCGCCGCGTTTATCTGGGCTTGCAGCTTCTGCACGGCCGCTGGATCGTCGGAACTGATACCGCCAGATCCTACGCCCTCGGCTTTGCTCCGCAATTCCTTGGCGTTCTTTCCGGCTTCAACACTGGACCGGATGGCGTTTTCTGCCCGCTTGATCGCTGCCCTGTGCCGTCCTTCGCTGTGGTGTCCGACCAGGATGGGCTGACCGAACGGGATCCCGGTTGTTGCTTCGCTCATGTCTGACCGTACATAAAGAGCAACGCTCTTTGCATCTGCCCGATCAGCTGCGGCCTCTAACCGATCCCGCCGGGCTTCCTGTTTCAATTCGTAGTGGTTCATCGGTTTGGTCCTTTAATTTGGTTGCTTCGGGTATGGTTCTTGATTGTATCGCAACGCGGCTAGTGCTGCGCGCTTGAACTTTTTGCTTCCAATAATCATTACATATCTATGCTTGCGTGAGCGGGGCTCAAGATAAAAATCGTCGCCATATTTGTCGCGCATGGCCGCAGCCCGGTTCTTGATCCCTCGAAATTCGTCTGCAATTGTTTGCCCGTGAAGGTGCTCCTTGCCTCTGACTTTCCAGTCAGTGCGTTTTGCAGACAGGCCGCAATACAAGAAATTTGACGCCTGATACACAATCCCTAAGTGAGATTGAGCAGTGTCAGCAAAGCTAACAATGATGCGGTCGCCCTCGATTATTCGCAAAGACCTAGCCACCAGCATTGACGCGTCGTTGCGCTTATTGCTCTTTAAGCAAAGGCGATTAAGTTCCAACACATGCGCCGAAAGGTCAGGCCCGCAAATCCCGCTGCGCAAGGGCGCGCTGGGTGGGGTTCCGTAAGTCACAACGCCTTCAAGGTCATCGGACCTGAATAAGCCATACGCAAGAGACACGCTAGGCATTCTGCGCGCGTAGTGAATGCCAAGCAAAAAGGGCTTAACGTCTAGCCTTGATACTGCCCGAACATCTACACTCATAAAACATCCCCTTACCTTTTGGCCATTTGCGCGCAAAGCAGTTCAGCAGAAAGCCTTGTAATCTTAAAATCTTTTAGCGCGGAAACCCTGCCCCTACAGACGCGGATCGCGCCCTGCAACTCAGCGTCAAGTTCTGTAAGATACGAAAGGGCTTCGCTGGCGTCTTCCATGCTTAGCAAGTGAAAGCTGTGCGTGTTTAACTGCCAGTCTTTTAGATTATCCATGTTATCGGTCCTTTAATTTAGTTGGTACGTTGCATCCGTCACAAGTGGCGGTTTTGAGTTGTATATATGGTGCGCGTCTTGCGCGTAGTCTCTGACGCATTCGTGATGCTGAACGTGCCAGCGGGTTGCCATTGGCATATTTGGCCATTTTTTCCTAGAAACGCGGCTGACCTTTTCAAAAACGCCAGACCCAACAGGGCAATGATTGCCGCATTTGTAGCATGTCCCTGCGTATTTATTTGCCATGGCATCGGTCTTTCTATGTAATCTTACTTGCGCGTATCATTGCGCTGCTCAGTTTCTCGTTAACGGCGTCAATGCAATCTTGATCGGGTTGCGTGTCGTCACCGCCCGTAAATTCAAGCGCCTTTTTGAATGTGTATTCAAGAAGGTTGATTTCCTGCTGCGTCAACTTGATCGTGACCATCACGGATTGTCCTAACCTGTAAAGGTGGGCGGGGCTTACGCCGCCGCCTCTTTTTCGTAAATTTTGATAAGAGCTTCAACCGTCCAGGTTTGGGCGCGCTTTTTCCATTTATCGCTAACGGGAGGTTCGCCAGCCGCTAATTTTAGATTATTAAGGTTTTCTATTAAGGTTTGTTTTTTGGTCATGTTCTCGGTCCTAATCTGTAAGATGTGGGCGGGGCTTATGCCCCTGCCTTTTTCAGCATTGCCTTTGCGCCGGTTTCTGCGCGCTTTTGTGTTTCGTATCCGCGCCCGGGGATGCCTGGGAGACACTGGCCATCGCGTGTTAGGATCGCATAAAACCCTGAGCCGTTCGGGCTGATTGTGACTTGGTAGCGGCCTTTTGTGATTGTCTGGCGGTTCATTGTCTGGCGTCCTCTTGTGCGTTTCTGTTGTCCACTTATACACCGACAATCAAAAACATATCAACATATATCTTCTACAATCTCAAACTATTTATATCAGGCATGTGTTGACCTGTATAAAATAGGGCTGTAAGGTCGCTTTATGAAAATTGGATATGGAATAGATCGGCAAGTCTTAGACTTCGCCAAGGCACCTCTGGACCTCGACGGGTTTGGCAGTGTGCGCGTGTGGGTTGATACCGATAAGACGGTGCGGCCTGAATTTAGTGAGATGCTTATGGGGCTGCGCGACGGTGACATTGTTTTCGTCGTTGCTATGGCGGACCTTGGCAGCGGTGGGTTTGGCCAGGGTGAGGCCGTGCGCAAGATTCAGGCACACGGGGCAACCGTTGACCTAGTTGACGCCGCAGCGCCCACACCAGCGCCACGCAAGCCCGGTCCCAAGCCTATGTGGCCGACCATACCCGAGGCAGACGTGCAGGCGGTCGCGCACAAGTGGCACAGCCCAGACATTTACACATGGCAGGCGGCGCTGGCCGAGGCGCACAAGCAAGGGCATAGCTGGGTGCGGCGTCACCATCTCAACGACAATCTAGGGACGCGCAACGCGCCCAAATTAAGGGAGGCTGAATAGATGGTTGATTGCATGATATGTGGCGACCCAAAAGACGAAGACGGAATGTGCCCTTGTGCTGAACCCGCGCAAGAAAACGGCGGTCGTTTACGCGAGGCTTTGCAAGCAATGGTTGGAGCCTTTGATACCCCTATCGCTCGCCGTCGTATTGGTGGAGAATTTGCCAGTGAGGCACGAAAAATGGCCCGTAAGGTTTTAGCACCAAAGGAGAGCAAAGATGGGTGACATTTTGCAAAGGCTGCGGGACCGTGCAGCAATTCAAAACGCAACGGGTGGGTATCCTCTAGATAAGCCAAACCTTTCATCTAAGGCTGCTGACGAAATAGCGCGGCTGAGCGCGGCGCTTCAATCTATAGCCGACAACACATGCTGCGACGGATGCCGAGAAGCCGGTCGGGTTGCAGCCTTAGCATTAAAGGAGGAATGACTATGCAACACGATTGGCCGGACATACCAGACACGCCAGAACAGCGCGCACTGATCGCCGCGCTCAATGCGGAAATCAAACGCAAGTATCCTAACCTTGTAGAATTTTATCCGCCAAAATCTAAGGAGGGCAAATAGATGCGCAATAAAGTAGCAGATTTTTTAATTTCGTTAGGGTTTTGGATTGACGGTTCCGGCTGGCATTACGACGAATTTAATGCCGGGTATGTTGCAGGCAGGGCGTTTCCTTGCAGTTGCACTATCAAGAAAGCCAGCGCCGCCCACAAAGCATTAAAGGAGGGCAGTGATGTTTAACGGCTCAATAGATTGGCCCATGCGCAGAATTATCGTGCCAGCTTTTTTAATCTTTTTAGCCGGTGCCGTTTTCGGGTCGGCGTTGATCGGTTGGGGCATATGGAAAGCTGGTTTGGAAACTGGAAAATCATTAGCACAAGAGGATGCTTCCGATGGGTAAACGCAGTTCTTTTAATCGGCAGCCGCGCGACTTCTACCCGACGCCACTGCAGGCTGTCATTCCACTGTTTGCGCACCTGCCGCCCGCGTTTGCCTACGTTGAGCCCTGTGCGGGCGATGGGGCGCTTTGTCGGGCTTTAGGGCGTGATCCTGTGTTTGCTTGTGACATCAATCCCCAGTGGGATCAGGCGAAGGCTGCCGATGCTTTGCGGATAACTGAAAGCCAAATGCACGGCGCGAATTTCATCATCACCAATCCTCCATGGGATCGAAAGATGTTGCACCCAATGATTGATCACTTTTCAAGGCTGCGTCCGACCTGGTTGCTGTTTGACGCAGACTGGGTGCACACAACGCAAAAGATCGTGGCCAAAAAATATGGCGTCAAGACAGTCCCGGAGCTGATGCAGCATTGTCGCAAGATCGTGTCAGTCGGCCGGGTGAAGTGGATTCCTGACAGCAAAATGACCGGCAAGGACAATTGCGCTTGGTATTTGTTCGACCAGACCGGTGTCTATTCCGGTCCGACTATTTTTCACGCAAGAACCGAAACATTTACGCCCCCGAACAAACCCTGATCTCGTTTCTCACAAGCCCATAGTCAGCGATCATCTCAGCCAGTGTGGACGGCTCGGGCAGCGCGGCCAGCTCGTTAGCAGCGTTAGCCTGCCGCTCGGCGGAGTAGACAAACAGCGTCGGGCAAACGTCAGAAATCTGCATCGTGCAAACGCTTAACAACATCAGGCTTGGCAGTGCTAGTGCGAGCCGCAGCTTCGCGCATATCGTTTTGCAGTTCATTTGTAGCCTCCGCGCCTTTAAGGCGATGCTTAAGTTTAGCGTTTCGCGACACTAAGAATGCAAACAGTTTAAGCAAAGCTGCGCCTATTGCTGCAAGACCTACCCATCTGCCAATGCGCAAACCAACAAGCCAGCTGATCAAGTTGCCCAGCCTTTCTTTTTAGCCCAAGTATACACCAACTCAACAAAGACGCCGACACCAAGTGCGACGAACACTACAATGTCTGGATCACCAGCTAGGATTTCGCCTGACTCTGTTCCCAGTAGTCCCCCAATAGCGTAACGCAAAAGTATCCGTGCAATTGGTGCGTAGTTCATTTTTTTGTTCCCTTGAATAAGTTAATGAGCGCAGAAAGAATTGAAGCCAGCGGTGTCTTACTTACTCGTGGTTCTTCACGAGCAAAGCCAGGTGTTGCAGCTTGCTCAGGAAAAGAGGCACCCCATCTTGCAGCACTGCCCCGCGCGTCGACGTGGACAAAGTTCTGCTGCGGATAGGTGCCTATAGCGGTAAAGCCGACGGCTATGGCAGCGGCGATGTATTCAGCGGGATTGTGGTTATCCATACGAGCGTCAAATGCAAGACCTTCTAGATGCTTGCTATTTGGTGCACCACCCACCGCACGATTGTGCGCGGGACTACGGTAAGCGCTGTTGATGATAATAGGCTTGCCCAGCCGATCGCGCAGGGCCTGCAGCTTGTCCATCGCTGACGGGACAATGAGCAGTTTGCCCGTGCCCCGGCACGCCATTTCCTGTGGGCTAAACGACTTCCAACGCCATTGGTCCATCGGATAGTCGCGCCAGCTTGCGTAGATTTTGTTCATGGTCTTTCCCCTAGTTGTCGCGTGACATTATGTGGTTTCGCATATCAACCACATCTGCGTGAACTTTCAAGATCAGTTCGCGGTCTTCAGCGCGTGATTGGTCGCGGTGCTTATTGTCTTCAATACGTGATTTTTCGCGGTGGTTTATGTCCATTTTTATTAGGTCAATTTGCCTTTGAATTGTGAACGCGCGCCGGAGCCCCGCCAAAATAAGTGACACAACACCGACTCCAGCGGCAGTAGTGAGCGAGCCTTGAAATTGTTCTATGCGATCTATCAGGCTCATAAGTTTTCCTACTGTAGTCGGTTTGAAGGGCTGGAAGTTGTTGCGGGGTCGATCAAGGCAAAGCCCTGCATAGTCGTACCGTCCTCGGCATTGTTTGGCACAATGGCCGCGCCGGAGTAGGTCCAAAGCGTGGCCCATTGCATCCACTCACCCCGTGCGACAACTACCGGAGAAAGCCAGAAATTGACGTGATGCGCGTTGTCGATGATTGGCGCGGTAGTTTCGTTGCCGTCGCTGTCGTAAACACCCGGCACTAAAACAACGGAACCGATCTCTGTTATCGTGATCCCCGGCGCGGAGATAATAGGACCAGACGCGTCTACCGCTGGCGTTACGACTTCATCCGTCTCGGGGTCCGTCGTTTCAGGCTGTGCCGGGTTCGTATAGACCTTGAGCTTGGCACCCAAGGCTAGGGCGTCAAACGTGGCTTTGTCAGTAGCCCTGCCCATGAACCATAGGCTGCTACGGTCCCATTGCCCATAAATGCGAACGCCGTCGATCACAAGTTGCTCGGTCATGTGCTTGATCTCCCGATGCCAGTGTTTCCGAGATCATCAGGCACGACCCGGACAAGGTGAACGTGGCCCATGAAGGTTTGGGCTATTTGCAGGTCAGTGTTTTCTAGGTCAGGAAGTGAAACTGGCGTCGTGTCGGCTGTTAATAACGTCCCATCAATGGCACCATTTATGAAGGTAGAGCCGTGGCGCGATGCAAGATTGAACGGAACATTTAGGCCACCTGCGTATGACGTTTGCGAACCTTGGACGTTGTCATTTGTTCCAGAAGCAACCTGTGTAAACGTTACTTGGCCAGTCCTTGTTGTTATCGTTGATATGGCACTGGTGATTCGGTTGGTTGAATTCAAGTACCAGTAGACCGGAACGATTGTGTCACCATTGCCCCCGCCCCCGTCGCTATAGTTCATCTTGCCGCTAATCTGGAGGGATACTGCCAGCGGGTTGATCTCTTTGACTGAGATGTTGTTGTATTCCGCATAGTTGCCCACGGTGGTAGACCACGCATAAAGGGTTAAGTAAGTTGTAGTTGCTGTAGCAACAAAAAACCCTGAAACTGGTGCCTCAGAATTAGACGCAAACACATTTAATATTTGCGCGCCACCATTTGAGGTGCCAATTCGTATTGAGTTGTTACCTGCTGTCCCATTAAACCGATTAAAATTGTATTGGTATATTTTACCTATTTCCGTTGCAAATGACGACCTCGCGGACCCATAACTAGACACAACTGTTACACGTAGCCGACCAGCAACAACAACAGAAAGTGTGGCCCCAGACCCGGACCAGCCCGTTGTGCCGTTGGTAAAGTCGTTATTGGTCACAAGCTCAATACCCGTGGTCTCTACAAGCGTAGGCCAAGGCAGGTTCGCCGCAGATGCGGTCAGGGTCTCAGCGGCACGGGTTACAGTCGATCCGGCTGTGGGGGTGTATGAGGAAGGGGTGGAGCCTGCTTCGAGTTGTGCGCCGTAGATCAGGATGCTTGATGTCCCGTCACCCGTGTAGCTTTCAGATGTTCCATCCGCAGACATACCGACCGTTACCGTAGCGTCACCCGTGCTTGACGCTGACAGAACCGTCACAGAACACCTATACCAGCCGCTTCCACAATCCTCTATGGCGCTTGTAAGCCCTGCGCCTGTGCTCACAATCACACCTGTTTGGACGTTAAAAAATGTGCTTGTATAACTGCCAGTCAAATTGGTTCTTAAATTTGCAAAGGGTCGGTCAACATATTTATAGAACGTCGAAAAAGTAGTGGGC